CAACAGCTAGTGTTTCAGATTGGCAAACAACTGAAATGAATAGTTTGGATTACAAGCAAGAATTTAATAGAAGTTATTTAAATAATTATTATGATACTCAGTATGGAGATAATATTCGAGATGCTGATGGTAATAGAACTGATGATTATAAATTTGATTACGGTGGTAATTTATTACCTAGCTATACAGATGGTGCAGAAGGTCAAGCAAATTTAGAAAACTTAACAGGAATTACAGTAGGTGATTTCTCCTCTGGTAGTTTTACAGGTACACCAGAAGAAATTCAACAGCATTTAACCAATATTAATCAGACAAGAGATTACCTATTTAAGAGTGGATTAACAAACTTACAAGGAACTATTGATAAAGAAATTCAAACACTGAAAAATGAAGGTACAAAAGAAATTACTAAAATTGCCAAAGAAGGTGATATTTATCAAAGCTTAGTCGGATCATTTAACTTCTCCTAAAAATATACTTGTTATAATTGTTGTAGTTAAATTTTTTAGGGTTTAAAATGACTTCGCAAGCTGACACCGAAAATTATTTTAATATTCAACAATTCGAAAATTTGCTTGGTAGATTAGAAGCTTCTAAGAAATCTCAGCAAAGACAAAAGTCTGTTGAAGGTCGCCGTGATACATGGGCTGCTGGTTTAGCCAACATGATGGGTAACTTCTAAGTTCTTTTATTTGGTTAATTTCTTATGGCTGATGATATAGCTAAGTCTTACGAAGATGATGACTGGTTTGATATTGATAAATATCGACAAGCTGCTGGTGTCGCTTACGAATTTTCCAAGAAAAAATTAGAGGACAAAGGAGAAGATGACCGCAAAACCATCGGTAAAACAGGCGAAGAACAAAGAACTTCGGCAAGGCAACAACAAGAGTATAAGCAAAAAGACGAAGAAAGAGATTATAAACAAGCCCAATCAGCTTATAGATATTGATCTTTTTAATAATTGGGTTGATAATTTAGATTCATCAATCCAAGAATCTTTTTGTTCGTTCGCTTCTGAAAACTACTCAATTATTGAGATATATTTGTATGCTCGTTTTCTTGGTTATCAAGGAAGCATAACGGCTTGCGACCTTTGGCTTAAAGAAAATTATATAAAGCCTGATCATCGCAAGAAATTGCTATATGAAATAGATGAAATGCAAGAAGATATTCGTAAATTAAGAGCTGATGTAGAAACAGGTTTAGTTAAACGTGATGCAGGAGTTGCACGTATTGCTTCTATGCAAAAAGAAGTACGTGGTCATATAGATCAAGTAGATAAATTTACAAGTACAAAAGATAGAAAAGGATTATTAATGGCTGGTGCAGATAGAGCTATTAGAGAATTAATGTTTATTTTTAAAGATGATCCAATTGAAATACCTTTAGAAGAAGCAACAATGAGTGTTTGGGCAAGAATGCAACTAGAAGAATAGTTCAGTTAAAATATAAAAATAAGTTTTAGAAAGAAGAATGTCATCTGCTCAACTAAATAAAAAAAAAGATAGACCCAAGGCTTCGGTGGATACTCCAGATATAGCAAAATTTGATTCATATCTAGGAGAAACACAAATGGAGAATCCAATGGCTTCTTCTCCTAGTGATGAGTTTTTTAATGCTCAAGAATTTAGAGAAAAAACAGGTGGTAGAAGAGAAGAAGATAATCCACAACAAGAACTTGGTTCAGGACAAATTCCACCAGCTCAAAGTGGAGGCATCAACTTTATGCCTGGTAGTGCTGTAAGAGTTAATCAAGATATGGCAAATTATGGTATGAACTTTTCTGGACAATCTCCTAATAATCCAACAAATCAACCAGGTGCTGTAAATCAAATTTCTAAGCAAGTAGAACAACTTAGAAAAGAACTTTTATTAGCAAGTAACATGAGAAAAAAAGGAGAAGGACCAAAAGATAATATTATGGATGTCCTACGTGCTGAAAAGTACATAGCCGAGAAAAGAGGACAAGGCTAATGGCTAAAGGTAAAATGCCCCCTCAACTTGTTGAGTACTACAAAAACAAAAACGCTAAAAAAGAGGACGGAACTAAAATGTCAGATAAAGATAAACGCAAAGCAGCTTTAGAAAAAGCTAAACAATATAAAGAGCAAAAAAAAAATAAAGAAAGCTGAAATTCAAAAACATCCTGCAGAGATTGATGATGCAGGTCGTCATGTTTAAAAATAGTTTATTAGTTATTATTAAAGTAATACGTTGATTACTTCTTGTGCCTTCATATACTCATCTTGCATATAGACGTAATGCAAAGGCTGCTGCACGTAATCAACAAATAAAGAAACCTAAAAATTTAGTTGCATTACAAAAAGCTAGAGATGATTTTGGTTATTTTTGTGATTATGTAGCAGATAAACCTCCTGCTTTTCATCATAAAGAATGGAATAGAAATTTTATAACAAATGAAGATAGTAGTTGTTTAATAAAAATTGCTGGACCAAATGTAGATCTGTTAGCTCCTCGTGGTTCTGCGAAATCAACTGTTCTTGGTTTATTAACAGCATGGGCTATTGGTATTCATACACAAGCTGGTCTTCCATTACAAATTCTTTATCTCTCTTATACAGTTGATATTGCTCGTTCTAAATCAGCAACGATTAAACGTATTATTGAAAGTAAAAGATACCAAGAAGTATTTCCTAAAGTACGTCTACTTAAAAACGTAACAAGTAATGAGTACTGGTCAATTGATCATAAATTTGCAGGAATAGATACTACTGGTGAGGAACAATTTACTTTATGTGCTGCTGGACTAAAAGGTTCTGTGACTTCTAAGCGTTCTCATCTCGTAATGATAGATGATGCTATTAAATCAGCTGCTGATATTTCTAATCCTGATATTCGTAAAACAATGCAGGAAAATTGGAATGCAGTTATTGCTCCAACAATGTTTGAGGGTGGTAGAGCTATTTGTCTTGGTACTCGATTTAGACATGATGATATTCATGCAACTACCTTTAATGAACAAAATAATTGGACTCAAATTGTTCTTTCCGCTATTCAAAATGATCCTGTAACAGGTGAAGAACAATCTTATTGGCCTGAGATGTGGTCTTTGGAATATTTAAAAGAAAAGAAACGTCAATCACCTATTGCTTTCTCTTTTCAGTACATGAATAAAGTCGTTCGACAAAATGAATTATCCTTAGCACCAGAGTTAATTGTTAAAGCAGAAATATCCACTGAATTTGATACGTTAGGAGTAGGTGTAGATCTATCAGCAGGTGTTAGGGAAAAGAATGATTACACAGTTATGGTTCTTGGAGGACGTATTGAAGATCGTATTCATATTATTGATTATCGAAGAATTCGAGTTATGGGTAATTTAGAAAAATTAGATGCAATGAAAGAATTACTAAATGACTGGTCAATTATTGGTATTGATCAAGGTGGTTTATATTATCCAACTCATTCAACATGTGATATATGGTCTGAAGCTGTTCAGTATCAAGCTTCATTAGAAGCAGACTTTAAACGTATTTGTTTACAAAATGAGAGTTTATATAATTTAATTTGGCATCCAGTTAAAGGTTTTAGAGGCGATAAGTTAGCTAGATTCCGTGGCATTATGGGTATGTTTGAAGACAGAAAAATTATATTTAACCGCTATAGAAACTTTACAAATATGTTTGAAGAATTAACTAACTTTGGTGTAAGTGGACATGATGATTGTGTAGATGCTTTAGTTTGGTTGGTTACTGGATTAATGAAAAAAGGTTCTCTTCAATTAGACTTTTGATTTAGAATAAAGAAAAAGAATTGAACAGTGGGACCAGACTTTCTGACACTTGCATTAACAGCTGTTATTTCTTCTATAACAGGAGGTGGTTGGATTGCAAGTAAAGTATTAGAACGTCATAAAGAACGACTGAAAGACTCTATTCAAAACTTAGAAAATCAACGAATGCGTATTAATGCATTGGAGGAACATGTGAATAGAATGCCTTTGGAATATGTTCTAAAAGTAGATTTTGTTCGTGAACTACAAGATATGAACGATCACTTTAGAGCAATTCATAATAAGCTTGATAAGCTAATGGAAAAGCTTATAGAAAAATGACTTACATACTGGAATTAGAAGATAATGTTTTTGGTGACTTATGTATAAGTTTCCCACCTGAAATTACAGATGAATTGCAATGGGAAAGAGGTGATCATTTGGAATGGGATATTAAAGGTATTGGTATCGTATTGACAAAACTGAATGATCCAAAAGGTTACAAAGTACAAGAAGAGTAAAATAGAAATATATCTTATCTATAACGATGAATAGTATAATAGCAGGATTGTCAACGGGATTAGGTAATGAAGCTGGCATAAATCCAGAAGAAAGACAGCAAGCTTTATTGAGGCAACAAAAAGAAGCAGAATATAGACAACACATGGCAAGCCAACAACAGCCTATGTGGGAAAATCCAAATCAGATTGTTTGGCCTCAAGGAGATGGACAACAATCAAAAGGTGGTATTCCTTACGAACATACTCCTGATTACGATAAAGGATGGCCTCCAAAACCTACACCTACACCAGCACCACAACCTAATGTACAATTAGCAGGTGCAAATTTCTTTGGTGGTAGTAATTTATCTAATGCAGTTACTAATATGAATGACCAAAATATTGCAGGTGCTCCACGCTATATACAGAGTGGTCCACCTCCAAACGTAATTAACAAAGCACCACATATTGATTCACGTTATATGGATAGACTGTTAGAAGAAAGACAAAGATTAAATCCAGGTGTCTCACTTCCTCCTTTTGTTTAATGAAAACAAAGAAGTTAATCAAAAAAGCATTAAAAACTCCTAGACTATTTACTAAAGAAGAAATTCTTTATTTTAAGAAATGGCTATTCTTAAAGAAAAAATCCAAAGCTGCTAAAATCATACAAAAGGAAGAGGAAAAAAGCTGATGGCTTCTGATCCTAAAGCACGATTAAAAGAAATAATTGACTCTTATCTTGAAAGAGATGGAGGTAATTTAGTAGACACAGGAATTATTGCTTCTCATTTAGCTCAAATGAAACTTTTTGGCATTCGCCAAGGAGTTGAATTTTTTCCTGCTCAAGATAACTTTGGTAATCAGAGAAAAGATTTTCTAGATAGAGTTACCAAGTATAACCAATTAGATACAAGACTAGATTCAATTTGGGATTATTTTTTATGTGATGGTCAAGGACTTTTTTATGTAAGACCTACTCAAGCAAACTATAGATTATATTATTTCCGTAAACATGAATATAGAAGTTATTACAATACTGATGGAGTATTAGATGAAGTAATTATTATCTATAGTTATAAAGTTAGAAAAGGAACTGGTTTACATGGTCATGCAAATAATTTTGATATAGGAGGAACAAGTACTCCTGATCAAAGAGGTGGAAATAAAAGATTTATAAAACTATCTATTAAGAGTAAGGAAATAGAAGAAACACATTCTGAATCAGAAATTTCATTTGATAATCCATTCCCAGGTAATCCTGGCAAGAAAAAAACATTTGAAAATACATTAGGTTTTATTCCTTGTGTAGAAATTTTTAACAATCCAAAAGGATTTTCATCTGAAGGATCAGGAGAATTTGATGCTTTAGCAAACCATATCTGTACTCATGATGAAATGATGCAGACAATGAGAAAGAATGTCACTTTCTTTGGTAATCCAACATTATTATCATCACGACCTAAAACAGATCTTGTTGAATCTGGAGGAGGAGAAGCAAGTATTCAACGTCCTTCAATTGCAGCTAATTCAGGTTTTGTAGGAATGGGTCCATTAAGTGCTTCACGTTACAAATCTGATCCAGTTTCTCGTGGTGTCGATGGACAAATAAGAGTACCTAGAATTATTGCAAACTTAGAACCAAATGATCGTGTAGGTTATATCGTTCCTGATGCAATTACTGGAGATCAAAATTCTTTCTCTCGTCAATATCGAGAAGAGATACGTACAGCTTTAGGCGGTGTTGATGAATTATCTATATCGGCAGGTGTTACAGCTACAGAATATAAATCATTATTTGGACGAGTTGCTGCTACCTCTAAAAAGAAAGCAAAAGCAATTTATAACTATGGTATTTGTCGTTGTTTAGAATTAATTATTTTCCAAGAAGAAAGGTTATTCCGTGAAACATTAGCTTCAGCTGCAGGATTAGAAAAGCCAAGAGATTTACCACCTAATGCTCCACCTGAACAAGTGCAAATGTATGAGGAAGCTTTACGTATATTTGAAGAAAGAGTTAAGCAATTAATGATGGCTTGTTTAGCCACTCAACAGATACCACCAGGGGTTATGGGTTTAATTCCTGATGGTGATGTTGATATTCAGTGGCGTTGGATGGGACCAGTCTATGAGGATTCAACTCAAGATACTTTAAACAACTCAATTGTTGTAAGAAATTTACAAGAATTAGGGGTAGATAGCATAGAAGCACTGAAATACCTCTTTCC